CTTCAATAGTTGAATATGAATATGGAATAGATGAAGGTAATTCAGCAATGTTAGAAGGTTGAATAAATGTCATCAATACTTCAGGTGCTCTATAGAATGATGTATTAATACTAGAAATAACAGGAGCATCAACAGATTGAGTATCAATAGACCAAGCACGATTAAGAGATCCTAAGACCAAATTCAATGTAAGATTATTAACACCAAACAAACCAGCGCTATGACTTTCTTCAATCATCCAAGGAGAAAGATAAAGAGGTTCTACAGACCAAAATCTAACAGTCATACTGGTAGCATCAGAACTTACAACTTCAACAGTACCAAAACCTCCTCTAGGTTGTTCATAAGAATTACCAATTTCAGAAAGAGGATTGTTATTAGCACCAGCACCATCGGCATATCTTTGATAAAAATCAGCCATAGATGGGAAAGTAGATAAATCGTGCTTATATTCTTCAGTTCCTATATTGTATCTATTTAAACAACTGATAACATTTGACAAATTGACAGATACAGCGGTATTGTTAATAGTTGAGTTAACAGTGTTAATACAGTTAGAGTTAGGATTTTGTCTAGGGGCTATATGGAGACCAATTTCTTCTCCAAAATTTGCTTGAGATGTTGTACCAGTTATAGTTGTTTCATAATAAAAGGCTACTAACAAATTTCTAGAAACAATAGTTTCCATATTTGGAACAATAGGAAGAAAATTGATTTGCGATGTTGAATATGAGGAAGATGGAAACACATTCAAAGTTTCATTTGCACCACCTTTTTTGACAGCATATTGAGTAGCAGGTTTCAAATTGACACGGGGATCATATTGATTTACCGGTACTAGTGGATTTACGGCTTCAGACATTACTATATATATATGTTATATATAATAATTTATTTATAGTTAAATTAAAAATATTTATTTTGGATAAGTTGATCTATAAAGAGATTTTTTAATAAACATTAATTTTACAGAACACGAAGAATTACGAGGAATTCCCAATGGTTGATCTACACCTAATTCATCCTTATATGTTATTTGTAAATCTATATTTTTTAGCGGTGTTGTAGTTGTCATATTAATTAATCTATATGCTCCATTAGCATAATATTGTATATATCCTCTAAAACCACTAGGATCAGAAAGAGATTGTATAGGTTCAAAATCTGTTAAAATCTTTTCACCGGCTAGAACTTGATTTGTAGATGTCTGTGTATATTCTGGCGCAGTTGGAAACAAACACGATTTAAATGATATTGTTTTAGTATCTGAAAAATTATATAATGTTGAATATTCTTGTTGATTTTTATAGTATGGATTAAGTGCGCTTATATTTGTATTATTTGGATCACTTTCAATTCTATTATTTTTACAATCGTGAATAATAAATCTATAATCTTTATAATCTGGAGATTGTAATCCTTCTCTCACAATAAACCAATTATCAAAAAAGTAATACAATACATTATTAAAATATACTTTTATTGTTTCCTCTCCGGCAACATCAGGATCATACAATGTTTGAAAATATAAAGAACATAAATCATTTTCTGGATTAAATTGAATATATGGTGCTTCTGTAGGTGGTGCTAATGGTTTATTTAATTTTAAATCAGCAAAACAAGTATCAAATGTTTTATTAATCATATACATAAAATGATTATAACTAAATACTGTATTTGAAAAACTAGGATCAACAGGATTTATTTCAGGATCATAAACTACTGGATGTGTAGCATCATAACCATCATATGATAAAGTGATATAATATGTATCGTCTTTAAATGTAAAAATAGGTATTCCACTTCCTAAAAATCCAAATCTTACTATAGATACAAAATATTCAGATGGATTATTTAAAATAGGCACGTTAGAAATTTGGTTAAAATTTGCTGGTATAATATCTTTATCTCTATTAGGGATATTAATATTGTAATAAATAACGTCATCAGGTTCTTCTGGATTAACATCACCGATTTTAATTGTTTTAAACATCGTATTATATATTATTATTATATAAAATTATTTTGTTTTAAAATTAATTTATCATCGCTATCAATATCGTATTCAGGTTTAAATTTATTATAAAATTGACACGGAGTTAATTTTTTATTTCTTAATCTTTCTATACACCAACGACCACAGGTAGCGATTTCAGGATTATCATTTTGTAATGGATATTCATTATATTCTACATTATATGGACATTCTGATAATAAATATGTTAAATATGGCAATAATATACCTCTATTCTTTCTAAACTTTATACAAATTCTGTGGAATTGATCATCAGGCTTCAATCCCAAACTATCAAAAAATGATATAGTGTTATTATTTCTTTTAAATATACATACCCAATGACCTACATTTGGATGAGTTTCATATAACATAATTGCTTCATTATTTGGATACAATAATTCATCAATATTGTTATATTTTTTTAATTCATCATATTTTATAATTGGTATGTTATAACCCATTTCATCTTCTAAATCAGTATTTGATAACGAATAGCCTTTTAAATCGTCTATAACATATCTATTCATTTATATAATATGTTTATATAAATAAATTAATTATAATAAATATGCTCCACTACTATGTAATACATATGATGGATAATTTTTTGATACAATAACCCATCTAGACGGTAATGTAAATAATTTAATAGTATCTTTTTCTGGTATTCCTACATAATTCTTTAATAATCTGCCTGTATTGACTTTATTAGCCCCTCTAAAAAATACATAATGTGTCGCTTCGTTAATCATTTCTTTTGTTTTACCACCATTACATACAATATGTGTAGTTATACAACAACTTACATTATTTGCTCTGCCTAATTGTAAAACATCTGATCTTAATGCCATTACTTGTTTTCCTACTTCACCTTCAATACAGTCAACATCATCAAATATTAATAATGAATTTGAAAAATCTTTATAACTTAACAATTCTTCTGGTTCATATGCTATAAAACTATCATCTAATAATATTCTTTTGAAACTTTTGTATTTATCAAATGCTTTATCTTCTGTCTTTTTACTAAATATATATACTTCATTCTTTGGAAACATTTCTTTATATTTTTTAGCATAATCAGCACACCAATAAGATTTACCAGCACCACTACCACCAATAACTACTAAAACGTGTCTAGATGAATCACCAACTTTACTATTTGGTATAAATTGAAAATTTCCATTTGGTAATAATACTTCTTTTCCTACTTTGTTATTGATATTATTTTTAATAATTGAATATCTATCTATTAATTCATCTTCATATACTTCTTGATTAAGTTTTAATGCCCTAATTATTTTATTCATATCCATTGCTTTCATTTGTCTTCTTTTTTTATTGTCATAAAACATATCATCATTGATATAATCACCGTAATCTATATTTTCTCTTGGTAGTTTGCTATCTTCGTATAGATATAAATATTCACCATCGTTATTACCTCCATCTATTTCAGCGATAGGTATAGCATCTTTGTATTTATTAAATGATAACATTATATAATCTATATAGAAAATATTTTTATATAGATTGTAATTTACAATTACACACAATAAATTAATAGTCATAATCTTCACATTCGTATGGACATCCTCCACATCTTCCACATCCACCTACTAATTCACCTCCGGCTAATGCACTCCCTTTTTCATATTTAAATAATTTAGGAAACAATTTTGATTTTGGTTTCAATCTAGATTTGGATTCATCTTGTCCGTAATTACAGAATCCTTTTAATGCTTTCTGTGTTATTGTTGCTTTCTTTGGTGCTTTTCTCTTTTTTTTCTTATCATACATTGATTTTAATTTTGATTGAGTTAATTTAGATCTTGAAACTCTATAATATCTCTTTGTTTGAGGATCATATACAACACCATTTCTAAAACCATCACCTTCAATACGTTTGACTCTTGATTGTAATTCGGCGAATAATGCTTCTTTTGGAGATAAAGGAGTTGCTGTTCTACCTGATGGTGCTTGTTTTTCAATCTTAATTTTAGGTGATGATGATGATCTTGCTCCATATATTGATTCTAATTTTGATTTAATATCTTGTCTTGATTTAATAAAATCTTCTTCTTCTTCATCATCATCTACTGGAATAGCACGTTTCATTACGGCTGGAGTGGCTATTGGTAATGATTCCATAGGAGGGGG